CAACCTAATCTTATCATAAAATACAGAACTTGTCAAGGTAAAAATATAGCAAGCACTTTTTATATAAAGTACTCGCCATAATTTATATTAAATAGACACTTCACGTGAAGGTAATTCACTACCAATAAATACAAGTTTTAAGTTTTCTATATCTGAGTATGTTGTGAATGTTACTTTTTCATTTACAAATAATTTTATCTTATCAACACCACTTTGAGTATATAATGCGATACATATTCCTTGTATTGTATTAAGGACATCACCGTAGGTTAATACTGTGCCAGTGTAATCGATAACGTCTAATTGTAAACCACTATCATTTGAGAATGTTAGGTATTTACCTTTAGCAGGTGCTTTAAGGAAGCCAAAACTATCGTCTTCTGGTTTATTTGATACGTAATCACTAAATCCGTTACCATTTGTTTTTAAACCAGATAATCCATTAATTTGGTTATTTCTAAATATAATTGATGTATTAGAAATCGGCTTAACTAGATATAGGTTTTCACTAACCTCATATGCTAATTTTTCAAATACAACATTGTCCATTACGTATATTTCTGAAGCATATACATTTGAGTTAATAAGTCCTGTCTCTTCTGGAAGTTTATGTTTATCTAATAGTTCAAATTTATTTCCAATAAAAGAAACAGAAACATTAGAACATTCAAACGTTGTACTTCCATTTACACATTCTTGAATATAGTTACCTTGAATAAGTGTATTAAAACATTTAATTGTATTTTTAGATTCATTGTAGAAATGGTTATTACTTATATTCCATCCAGCAAATTCATTGCTGATTGCTTGATTACACCGTGCAAAAATATTTTGTGTAAGATAGCAGTCTGAAGCATAACTATAAACTCCAATGTTACCCACTTTAAATACACAGTTGTTAATTCTGTTTTCACCTGTCCAATTTTCAGCATTTTCTTCAATGATAATAGCATGGTTAAACTGATTGAAATAGCAACTGTCAAACGTTGTATAGAATGTGGCAAGTTTAATTAAGTCTGTGTTATATGATTTATTGTAGCCATTTCCAATAAATGCCACCCCTATAAAAGTACATCCACTTATTTTAGATAATCTTAGCGAGCAATTGTCAAAATATAACCCACCTAATATATCATCAAATGTCTGTACATCAGTCATTAAAGTGTTCGATGGGTTATTACCAATGATTGTTAGCCCACCTTTTGAAAACTCGATATTTGATTTAATATAATATTTATTAGGTAGCAACATAATCTTATGTTTTGAAAGACAGTTCTCATAACATTGTAGAATATAAGGTGCATCATCATCAATTCCATTACATTTTGCGCCAAACATTTCTGGTGTTAAATAACCACTAAATTGAATTCCAAATATTCTATCCAATGTTCCATCTTCTGCCATAAGATCTAACTTTTTATTAATTTCATCTTCTACATCTAAATTATCAAAAAAATTATTGATATAGTCAATAGAATTTTTCATATCAGTAGATAACGCAGTATTGTTTTCTACAAGTGTGTTTACATAATATAGCATTTTAGCAAGCAAGTCCGTATACGATAATGAGTCATCATAAATAGCAGGCAACGATTGTTGTACCCATGCTTGAAATGGTTGCAAATCTGTATATTTAGAAGGTTTTAAATTAGACATTTTTGTATCTCACTTTCTAGTTATATTATAGCATTTTTAATACCATAATTTAAGAGTTAGTTTACTTTTAAAATCATTAATAAACTGCTTATTGATATTGATAATTGTTTGACGATACTTCAATAGTAATGTATTTTCGTCGATTCCAGAATATCCGTCAACGACTTCTTTACCTTTAGAAGAACTAGAAGAAGTATTTGTTGATTCAGAAGTTGAATCATTTAAATCTTTAGTAGCATTTGTTAAATACGTGCTATTTTCTAATCCATTGATACCGCCTTGTGGCGTATCTGAATACATATTCCAGCCAATGTAATTTGAAGTTCCATTCGCATTACTTGTCTCATTTTCTATACCCTCAGTAGTACGTTCTAAATGGTTATTTTTCAAAGGATTCGTGATTAGTGTAGCACTTTCATATAGTTTATTGTAGTAAGGCATATTTGTTTTCATCCAAGTCCTTAACTTCAAGTGCCATAAACCATAGGTTTCATAGTTGATTTCATCCATTAAGATAGATTCTAGAATCCATCTTTCAAAGTCAGCCTTTTGTGAAGGATCATAGAATGGATATTCAAAGTCAAATATTTTAGTGCGTGCTATTTCAATGGCTTCGTCAAGTGAGGATAAACCAACGATTTCAGTTCTTCCACTCAATGATTCTACAATCGTTTTTATTTGAATCGTATACTTTGCCATTCTATTCATCCCCTTCCACTGGTTGTCATAAAATACCATCCGTTTCAAGTCTTGAAGCTTGCGTTAGGATATTTTCATTCACTTCTACTGTAATATTTAAGCCCTTCATTTTATTGTATTCTTCTAAAGCATTTCTGCGTGACTGTAGTTTGTTGACTAGAACATTGTTCGTATCTCCCATACTGTTTCGTGCTTCGTCCTGTACTAGTCGCTCCTTTTTAGCAATATTCATGTTACGAATACCAATTTCTGTTAGGGCTTCATGCCATAAATCTTTTTTCATACCTTGAATCTTATCAGCAATAAAAGGTGCGTCCGTCTTTAATACTTGGAACTCTTTTAAGTCTAAAGACTTTGTGCCGAAAATAATAGGTACGTTTCCATCATACTGAGCATAAATATTTAGCCATGTCTGCCTGTCTTCTTCATTTGTCAAAATAGCTAAAGGGGTTTTTTGAGCATTCATGTTTACATTAATAACATTGTCCCACTCCCATAATTTTTGTGCATAATAATTGATTGTATCAATCGTAGGCATATGCGAGAATTTATCCCACATGATAACAGAATCTTTATTTGTTAAGTTTCTGTTATATCCACCATAGGCCCACGCATGACGCTTATTTGGAATGCCATAGATATTCAATGATCCATTGTAATTCCACATGGTAGCAATATGTCCACTATCTGATTCATCCACTTTAAAATCTGGGTCTTCACTTAACAAGACTGAACCTTGCGCTATCATAACAAGTTCCATAAATCTTGGGTCAATTGTGTCTGGAAGATTATCGTATTTGAATAAGGCCAGTGTTAAATCTAATAACTGGACCCAGTACTTGTTATAAGTCCATTTATTTAAACCAAGACTTGAGAAGAAGTTTCTATTGTGGATGTTTGGCATATTCCATATATTCTGTAATTTATATGGTTTACATCTGTTCTTCTTTCCCATGCGTTTACCTCACTTTCTATACTATTATTATACCATAAATAGACTAAAAGTGATACGCATAACACGTTCCACTTTTAGCTAGTAAATAAAGACTGAAATGAGTAATAGGAGAACCTATTAATTAGGACCATATTTATTATAACATTAAACTGGTCTGTTGTCTAGTGAATAGTTCCCAATCTCGTCTAAAGATTTCCAGAAAGTAATGCCTGCATCATGGATTTCATTTATTTGCGCTACTATGGAAGCAGGCAAACTAGCTTCTACATTACATCCCACAGTTTTTATATAGGTCCAATGGGGTCTAATTCTTTGATTTGGTATACCAATAGTATTTTGCTTATAACCATATTTATCAAAAAATGAATCAATAGCTTTTGCATACTGTTGCTGAATACACATGGATTGAAGCTGAATAATGTGTTGACCTAGCATAGTCAATGCATTTGTACTCTTGTTTCCAACGGCTCTTTGTGAATTGACTTTGTGGTCCTCTTGTCTTGCCATTATTCCAAGAACCCCAGCAAGCCCGCCACCACTCATTTTAGCACCTGTACTCATAGCATTATAAAGTTGACCACCTTTGCTTATTTGTTCTTCCACTGTCAGACCATTAAGTGTTGCACCAGTACCCATAGCACCCATAGTACCAGCAGTAGCAAAACCAGCCATTCCTAATCCAACACCAGCCACGATACTAGCACCAAGTCCTATTTGTTGTAAAGTTCTTGAATTAGCCGTTTGGGCAAGCCAAGCTTTGTATGTGTCAATAATATAAGAACATTTTGGGAAATCGTTGATTGATAATCCTTCATCATAATTATTTATAATTCCAGCATAATTTATAGGATACATGAAACCCTCTGGATTAGGCAAACGTGTACAAGTATATTCAAAATTACACGTTGTTCCATCGAATAATTCATATCTGTAATTGCAAGTATTCCCAGATAAATCTGTAGCTCTTAAATAACAATATGGATACGTAAATAATTTATTGTTCCTTGGTGTGTATGCATATAGTTTACCACTTGTTTGTGGTTTGTTTACAATTTTGGTTTTGGTACTAGCAGTCCCTTTAATTTGTATTGTATCTCCACTATCAGTCGCAAAAGCAGTAGGCACTGCGTAATAATCTATAACACTGTCTGGGGCTTCACTAGCATTTTTAAAGAATTTTGATACATTATCCATTTTATTTGTACGATATAAACAGGCACCAATTTGAATACCATCTACTTTAAAAAAAGTAAGTGTTTCATCATCAGCTGTTACTTGGTGCCCTTCATGGTCTAAAACGCAACATACAACTGGTTCAACATTTGCGTAATCTGTAATTTCATCCACATAGTTTGCAATGTATTCACCAGTTTCAAGATTTTCTTCAATAATATTATCACCAACATTATCTGTTATTGAGTGCATTCTGTCAATAAAGCATTCATTATAAGTGTAGTCAAACTGATATGTCTGCATAACATCCAGAATGAAGGAAACTTCCCATGTAACATTATTCACCCATGTTACATCTGTAACGAAAGCATAGAACCATTTATTTTCATAGTTTGTATTCTTGAACATCATATATGTAGCACGTTGCATAAGACTACCTTGTACTGATTCCAATCGAATTGTACCAGTCTGCTTGTTTTTTCCAACATAAGTACATCTATCCCATTCAAGTAATTTATGGGCGTACATATCATTATATTGTGCTTCTTTAGAAGCATATGAAACAGTCCCTTCATTATAGTCTGGACTTAATGAAATATTCTGCAATAAAACTACAGTACTGTTTGGTACAACATAAGCCATATATTTACCTCCTTAAAAATAAAAGGTGGGACCACCCACCTTTCTATACACTAAGCCACTGTAATTGTAGCTGAACCAGATTTATCTGGGTCTCCGTTTGAAACCGCCGTAACAGTATATGTTTGAGCCGTAGCATTATTACCAATAGTAAGAACACCCGTTTTCTCATTGATAGTCACATCTGTTCCTCCATTTACTTCCCAGTGAACAGTCTTGTCTGCAAAGTCAGAAGCCGTAACAGTCGCTTTCATAGTTAAGCTTGAACCTTTTGGCATTGTCGCTTCACTTGGTGCAACGGCAACTTTTGTTACTGTAGGTTCTGTTTCGACATACATAACGGCATTTGCAAAGTAACCACTCGCGTATACCTTCCATACGTGTAGGAAGTTGTTCTCGTATAAACCTTGCTGGTTTCGTCTCATATCGAAGTACTGTTCTACATCGTAGACCATGAAGAAGTCTTTATCGACTGTAACTAATGGTACTTCCTTCAATTTAGCCAACTGTAATGACGATGGTCTGATATAATTTGGTTCATCCGCAAAGATGACATCCAATCGATTTAACTCATCTTCTGTAAATGAGAAATCATCTAACACAATATAACGACCACTGAATTGCACATAATCTACATTGAATGCCTTTGCTAAAACTTCAACTCCAGATTGTGCATCGAATGCACTTGTTACAAATACATACTGGTCCTTCTTCATTGCATAGTTCAATACTTCAGCACTGTTGTATTTTCGTGAAGGGGTCATCAACAAGTTAGACACGGTCTTAACGGCCGTAATCAACTGCTCACTTGTAGCTTTTGCTGGAATGATTTGTTTATAGATTGTACCATTCAAAAGTCTTTGAACTAGAATGTATTTCATTGCTAAACGCTCATCATATTCCATAGCCGTATACATTGCATCAATGATACCCGTAATCAAGTTTACTACGCCAGTACTTGAAGTAAATGCTTGTCGTAAAGTCACTTGCTCAATCGTCTGTTTATAGAAAATCTGCGAGTTGATACGATACAACATGGCTTCAACGTTTGGGATCTCACGTTTTTCAACTTCGCTTTCTGCAACTTCTGGGTCATATTTGTAAGGTTTACAAATATTGATAAAGATATCTTCAATCACTTCACCAGATTCCAAACGGCCACGTTTCAAGTTGGCCCAAGGGTTCTGATATGACTTAGAAGAAATAATTACAAGACCAATTCTATTTAATAATTCACTTAGGAATGCATTCTGCCAGCCTACATTTGACATAACAGCTTGACCAAAAGCACGAATGCTCATTAATGAATCGTTACTTGTAGCCGTTACACCATCTGCCATTTCTTCACCAGCACTTAAAACGTGTGGTGTACCTTCTTTAAAGTCGCCACCAATGCTTTCACGGACAGTATTCAAAATATCTGGGGTTTTGGCATTCAACTCCGTTTTCGTTGGTTTTACTGCCATAAATATCTCCTTTCCTACCAATCAATGTTGGTAATCTTTTACATATTTATTATATCATATTTCTACTCAGTTTTAAACAAATCATTATAAGATAATTTCTTATCTTCTGTTTCTCCTTCTTCTTTTAGTTCATCATGGACATCCTTAGGGGACGGGTCATTATCCACACCACCCAAGAATCTTTCACGGTATTTCTGTTTGAATTCTTTCAAATCTGTCTGAGCTTGTGTCAATGCTTTCTTTGTCGTTTCCAACTCATCATTGTTTGAGTCTCCCATTGAATCTGAAATATCTTCCAATAATGAAAGTTGTTCATCGGTAGCATCTTCTCCAAACATTTCATTTACTTTTTTAATTAAATCTTCTTTACTTAATTTTGCCATTTTCTTTTCCTCCTTTTAAAATGGTCTACCCATGTAGTATATCCATTTTGATTTTTTCTTTTCTGTTCCTGGTTCTCCACTGCCAGGAAGTACTGGTTTCCAGTCCTTTAAATACTGATACCATTGTTCGGCTTGTGTACCTCGTATAGGCTGATTAGGGTCTGCTGGCCTTTCATAATTGGCAAGAAATTCTATGGCCAAGTCATAAGGATTTCCTTTACTTTGTGTAAACTCCTTGAAGCTTTCTGGATACGCACTTGTCGCTATCCACTGTGTGTTGGTAGCTACTTCATAGTTCATTCTTGCGCATTCACCTTCGCCAAAGTTCTGTATCAAGAATCCATTATCACGTAGCCAGTCCAGCACTTTTGTATATGGTGTCCATTGCACTAGCCCATAACCTTGACTTTCAGTAGGTGTACCATATGGGGTATCATTCTGCCAGCGACAAGGTGAAATCGTACTTTCACTTTGCATATTACCAAGAACACCACAACACGCATTCAATGTCCATCCATATAATATATTCATTGTTCCGTAGAAACACTTGGCATTGTTTTTCATTTCCTCATCTGTCAATGGTCTTGAAGGTTCGGTCAAACTTGAGTTTGTAATGACCCATTCCAGTGTGTCATAGCTTGGTTGCCCTTTTTTGAATGTTGAAAACTTGTGGCCCATGTCATTGGCTATGACTGTATCATTCACATACCAGAATGAAGTTGGAATAACTGAACCTTCCAACGCATAACAATAATTACCATGAGGACAAGTCACACCATATTCAACTAATTTACCATTCACTGTGAATGTCTGGTCAATATGGGAGTGGTCTCCTTGTACATCCCCAGCAGTACCTGTATGAGCAATTAATTCACCTTGCTTGAAAGCAGTCTTTGTTGGTGGGGTGTTATCATGTGTAAAACTGAATGTTACCTGCCTTAAACCACTTGGAGTCCATACCTTTTTATCCGAAGTATAGATACGAGTATTTCCATAAACTGCTGATCCTGCATCTATTAAGTGACAATCACATGGTGCATATAATGGAATATGCGTCTGATTCGAAATTGCACAATCGAATGGGTGACCACAGCAATGCGAAAATGCACCTGGACTTGACCATTGTGTGATATACATTGTCTCCATAGGAAACAAGCATACTTGATATCCCTTGTATCTTAGTTTCTCATTTGGTTTCATCTGATTCACTCCTTACAAGTTCCATTAATTTGTCATAGCAAAAATCATATCGTTCTTTGTTCTTATCCTTTAGAATATGACAACACTGTGTGTAGAATTCTATTTTCCATTCTTTAGTCATACCATATGGAAAATAACATGGAATGTCTTTTTCTTCTTTCATTTGATATATGGAAGAAAAGCTACACAATTTCTGCCCACTTTTCTTTTCCATAAATCTCACTTCCACTTACGGCTACAAAATTTGTGTTTCCACTCGCCCCAGTATAACAAACATACCTATGGCCATTGCCAACCCATTTACCCCAGTAGTGAACTGCGTCTCCTTTATTGTACTGAGCAACAACTCGGCCACATACTGGATTCTGTTTACGCACATTTACATTATTAACCAAGAATTTAGCCGTACCGTTTTCCCGAATAACATCCTTCATATTGAATACTGAATTGACTGGCTCTTCATCCAATACCACATATGGCACTAGATATCCTAGAAAAGTCATTCCACAATATCCATTTGGATTTCCTTCTACATAGTCAAATAGATTTCCACCATAATTAGATTGACTCCATGCAACGGTATACGTATCAATGATATCTTCACAAATGGCTACATGGCCATATTCACCGTAAGACCAAATCATTAAAGCCCCTTTGCTTGCATAATTGCATGGTTTTAGTCTTGAGTTATGTGTTACCCATAAGTCCTGCGCACCATGTACACGTGTATATCCATCCAATGGAATTACTTCTCCCAGAATCTCAGATAATCTAGCCGTCGCATATGTAAAGCAGTTTGGCATGGGAACACCCACACGTTGTAATGCATACTGCATCCATTCTGAATCCATAAGTCCTTGTATGTTTGTTCGTTTATAAAACATTATTTATCCTCCTTATATCCAATCAATGCCTTAATTCTATCTGGCAAGATATCTGGATTAATTTTTGAAATGTTTTCGCAAATACTTAATACTTCTGTAATGATTGCATATCCACAAATAATAGGCAACAAGTCTTTTGCGAAAGGCAACTCAAAGTACATTTCTGCATAGTTGATTGCAACTCCTAATGCGTAGCAACATAAGAACCCTACTTTCTTGAATAGTCCATCCCTTAATTTACTTGACTGTAACTTTTCACCAACACGAATGGCTCCAAGAATTCCAGTCACTAAATCCATACCATTAAAAATCATAGCAATACCAATCAGCACCATGACTACACCTCCTAACTTTATACCATTATTATAGCATAAAAGTATGGTATAATTATAGTAGAAAGGTGGTGAAATTTATGAGTGAAAATAAATTCTATGATGGGACAAAACTCATGGGTATGAAAGATATCAATGGGAATACCCCAGAGATTTTTATATGCACTTCAAACCGTTCTGCTGGAAAAACAACATACTTCAATCGGTACGCATTTAAAAAATGGTTAAAGAAAAAAGAAAAGTTCATAATCCTTACACGTTTTGACTACGAACTTCCGAATATAGGCGATAGGTTCTTTAAGGAAATACGTGAACTCTTCTTCCCTAACTGTTCTATGTTTACGGAAAAGCGTGCTGGTGGAACTATCTATGAGTTAATGGTATACCAAGGCGAACAGACCGAAAAGAAGTCTTGTGGTTATGCTATCGCTTTGAACAAGGCGGACCAAGTTAAAAAATATTCTCACTTTTTAGCCGACGCAACGTGTATCATCTTTGACGAATTTCAGTCTGAAACAAACAAGTATGCCCCAGATGAAATAACAAAATTCATTTCTATCCATACTTCTGTTTCACGTGGTGGTGGCAAGCAAGTACGTTATGTTCCAGTCTATATGATATCCAACCCAGTCACATTGCTAAATCCATATTATCTGGCACTTGGAAGTGGTACTCCATACTCCTTAATCAAAAGACTGCAATGGAATACTAAATTCCTTCGTGGTGTGGGATGGGTACTCGAGCAAGGATTCAATGAAAGTGCAAGTGAATGTCAAAAAGAATCTGGATTCAATCAAGCTTTTTCAAACCATGCCTATGTAGAATATTCAAGTGAAGGTATATATCTGCGTGATGATAAATCCTTTGTCGATAAGCCAAGTGGTAAATGTGCCTATGTATGCACATTGAAATTCAACAATGTAAATTATGGTATATTTGATTATATGGAAGAAGGATATTACTATTGTTCCACATCCTATGACAAGACTTCGCCATTCAAACTGGCTGTGACAAACTCAGACCACCAGATAAATTATCGACTTCTTAGAAGCAACACGTTTATTATTCAAAAGCTTCGAACTATGTACGACTGTGGACTGTTCCGTTTCAAAGATTTGAACTGTAAAGAATGCCTTATGACTGCGTTGTCCTATGGATAAAATAAAAAGGTACTCATTAGAGTACCTTTTATATTGTTACAGACAACTCAAGATCATGCGATATCTTACTTCGACTAGGTGTGTGGCACTGTTTTCCAAGTGAAGAGACCCACAATTTTCACCTCATGAATGAGTACGTCTGGCAATACCATAATGTGTAAGACCCAATGTTTCACGTGGAACACTGGGCCTTACAGTACGATTTTTAAAGAAAGAGTCTATGCGTGCTAAAGCTACAATTAACACACTTATAGTATAGCATTATCTCATAACATAGTCAAATTTTTCTAACAGAATACCACCCTCAATGCGGTGTGGCTTTAAATTGCTTGGAACTTTCAAACCAACTTTGAAGTCTTTTAAAGTTCTTCTTGTCTGCAAGAACTCTTTTTCTTTTTCATCTGCATCCGAAGGCACTTTCCCACCACTCAAAGATATGTTCATCAATTCTTTACACCTCTTCCCCATACCAGCACACTTGATATCATAGTGAGGTTCACAAGGTACTTCGTCCTCATGTGTGATATGTTCTATGTATGTTTTCTGTCGAACATATACCGCTTCGTCAAAATAGCTTTCACATTTCCAAGCATTGAAGTCTGTTGGATGGATTCTTACATCCACAAGTTCTTCACGAGAACACATACAGTGAATACTGTCTGTATCCGCATAGACAAACTTTGGATTGACACTTCCCGTAAAGTTGTTCTGAGCATTTGTGATAGTAAAGTTCTTGGCATAGCTTGTAATTGCACTACCGCAGGCAATGTACCCAGTCTTCTTTTCAAACTCAATCACCAAGTCATAGTCAATCTTACCATCAATAATATGCACAACCTTAAAGCTTGAGCATGAGTTGGTAGCCATTTTGCCATAAAGGTTATTTAAGAAAAGTTTAGCGAGCTGTCGCATGGCTCCAGTAGATTTCATTTTCAAATCCCTCCAAGGATTGATATAGTCGTCAAAGATACCTACTCTGGATTCAAAGTAGCACCCATCCAGAATTTCAAAGTCCTTTACATCACAGTGTTTTCTAAACAGTGCATAATCCGTCATGGTCAATGTAAGGGTAGGTCTTGCTTCTACCTTGTTCCCGTCCTTATCAATATATCCCTTATAATATTTTCCATTGATTTTAAAGTCACTCGTTTCCAGATATTCATTGGACTTGTACATTCCACTGTTCTTGATTTGTATAAATGGAAGCATACCTTTTTTCAACTTGAATCTGGTTTTCACACGCACGAAATAATACATATTTTCTCTCAGTGCTTCTGGGTGAATAAAATTTCCTTTCCAGAACATAGGGTGACCAATAGGATATGCATTACCAGATGAAGAATGCATAACGGAAGGGTATAAACTGTTTACATCACATACACATCCTTTTTTAAATATTCTGTTTTCACATCCCTTTACAACGTAGCACCAACCACCTCGATAGGATTTTCGTATATATTCATCTACATCCTTTGATCCAAACTTGTCTGCATCCAGTTCTATCGCTTTCAAGTCTGGGAACATTTCTTCATATGTCCGTTTATCATACGTATGCTTAAACTCTTTCATACAGCACGTTCCAATCGTCATGGAATCGTGTTTCTGTTCAAACATAAATTCAAGTGCTTCCTTGACTACGTAAACATCATTCTTGATATATTCCTTTTCTTCATCTGAAATATAACAGTTAGGATATCTGAACCCTTCGTATTCCATTTCCAGTTTCTGATGTTTTGTCTTGAATGCTTTTCCAATTTCCGCAACCGAGAAAGGAAGAAGTTTCAGACTGTCTCTGAATTCAATGTAATGACCCTTTACAAAACAAGTGATGGAATAATACTTCCCCATGTTAGATATGCTGTATTTAATAGAACCATCTGGCATATCCTCATTCGGAATCCATTTGACTTTGAACTCGTCCATTGTAGATAAATCTTCATAGGCCTGCTTCAATTTCAGTTTGCCTAACAAATAGCATAACCAGAATGTCCCATCAAATCCAAGATTATGATAGTAGATGAGAATATCTGATTTCAAACTCAACAGATATTCCCATGTAGCTTCTATGGATCCGAAAACTTTTGCATCCTCTGTATACAGTTCAACAACTGCACTGGCCCATACCTGCGTATCCTGCTGACCTTCGTATACAGTGGTTTCAAAATCTCCAACCAGTATTTTCTTCTTTCTTTTTCTAGCCATACCTAAATATCATCCACTCTGTCACTGTTCGCTAATTCTTTTTTATAACTGTAGCTTAGATTATCTGCATATCTATACAATGGGTCTTCTAGTTTATACAACTGGCTTGTATCTCCTGTCACTAATCCAAGACCACCATAGAACAACACATAGCTGTCAAAGAAATCTGCCAAAGGATAAGACAACAGAAACTCTGCCAATGTATCTTCATCATAATCAATGAAAGTATCTTTTAAATAGTTGACTGCATAATCAGCACCAATATGCGCCAACTCTTTCGAACTTTCATCTGGGTTTTCTTCTGCCATTAAATGCAATGCACTGTATAATCTATCAATTGCACTCTGTTTAGTACTCGGCCAGTCAAGATACTCATCTGAAAAATCAATGTTATCCGATTTTGTAACAATTGGCGTTTTTACTGGTTTAGTACCTAAAGGAAAATTGGGTCTTGCTATTTTACTTGGTTTTTTCCTGCTACGCTTCTTCTTTTGTTTTTCCTTTGGTTTCAGTTTCTGTATGCTTTTCTTTGTAAGAATCAAAGGACCTTTATGATCTGGCTTTGCTTGCTTTGCTTTCTTCACCTTTTGTGACGGAAGATTGCTTCTTTTCTTTTTGACCTTTATTTCTTCAACGGGTATATGAACTGGTTCTGTAAAGAATGATATAATCTTTTGAGGTGTTGGCTTTGTGTATGATGGCTTAATCAGCTTTACTTTCTTTATATTTATCGTCTTTCTTTTAATAGCCATAGGCTTACCTCCTAGCTTTATCGTACTTCTATTATACTACAATTAAAGGGATAGAACTCTATCCCTTTTGTAATTTATCTTCTTCTTTTTGGCTTAGGTTCTTCTTCCTTCTGCTCATATTTTGTTAAGAAGTGCATATTGTCTACAATCAATGCGGTTGAATAATCCCCGTTATTGTTTTCAGTTGTTGCGTGCGCTTCTACTGAAATTAAATCCCCTTTTAAGCAATAGTCACCAATGACCTTGATGAGTCCTTCTCCAAAGGCTTTTAAGCTTACAAAGTTTGTAATCTTGTTACCTTTCTTATCTTTGTAACCAGTGTCCTGTGCCAGTGTAAACATAACCACTGTACCCTTTTCGTTTACATAAGGGTCTTTCGTTAAACGACCTTCTAAAAATAATTTGTTCATCATATGCTTGTCCTCCTTTTACATTTCTACTTTACGTGCATATTTAATAAATGTATCTAACTCCATTTCATAGTATTCTTTACCATAAGATAGAGATAATACCTTAATTGGCTTGTAACCCATTTTACTGAACTCGCTCATGACTTTGTCAGCTTTCAACTTGTTATTGAATACGGTTGAAACTTCACGAGTCTTGTTCGTTTCATCATCAAACACCAATACAGTTACAATAGTCGTATTGATTGTTCTTTGAATCTTGTTGTATAATACCGACATTTTAAATACCTCCCCTCCAAAAACTTCTCAAGAAATGAATGTTTGGTTTACGAATCTTGTTCACCAGCACTCCTTCATTTTCTTCAATGTATCTTGCCATCCAGAAGTTGTCGTCCTGCGTCTTTCCCTGACTTCTTGCCATTTTAAATAAACCATATACGCATGGACTGATGGAAGCCGTATACATTCTAATGTCATTGTAAGGCTTTCCTTCCATCATTCGATAAACCTCATTCGGATATAAAGAGGCACCTTCAACTTTTTGACTATCTTTAAGTCTGAAAAAATATACTTTCAT